GTACCCGACTACTGGGGCGAAGGCGTAACAAACTATGTTGTAGCTTGTGCTATTCCACCCTGAGCCCAACGTTATGACACTGCTTGTTGGTGCTGTGTTTGCATAAAGCGCGGATGACGTGGTTGCCGCTGTTGTTGCATTAAGTTTTAGATATTGTGTAGCGCCAACGCTGGAATGGTACACGTACCAATCATCCGTCCCGTTGCGGAGTTTAATTATGTGGAATACCGGTGCCACGCCCAAACCATGACCAAATGTCTGGCTGCTTGTGTTTGTCGTTGTTGCGGTTATGACACTAAACCCCGCCGTCGCGTTGGCCCTGACACTAGAAGTGATGGAGCCTTGTGTGTTCGTGACGGTGGAGCTGCCGGCGTCCCAGGCCCAGGCGACGTAGGTATAGGCCGAGCTGTTGACATCAGCACTGGTTCCAAGCGTGAAACCGGTCGAGCCGAACGCCGTGACACTGCTGCTTCGAGTTAATTCGTTGGTTGTGCTGGATGAAGAAAGTCCTTGATTGGTTCCACGGATTACATCAAACAGCCAATGGGCATTGGCCGAACTGCGCATCTTTGTCCAAACCAAATCCGGGCTAAATGCGCCTGGCATTGTGATGGTTTGACCGGTATCGTTTCCGGTCCACAAGACCGTATCAAAAACCGTATTAGGCTTTGTGACTAATGGCGCGGGCAGGTTTGCCGTGCAGAGCGCCTTGAAGCCGCTGGGGGCCGTGTAGGCGAAACTACGAGCGCCGAAGTTTGCGGCGCCATTAACCGCAGTGCCGTCACCACCAAAGAAGGCGGATACAGTGCCGGAAAGGTTGGTGTAGCTAGCACCAGTGCCAGCAGAGGGACTGCCTTCTAGCCACGTGCCATTACGTGCAAACCAGATGCGTCCATTGTCAAGATCAAAGGCCACGCCAATAACATCGCCGGTAGAAAGCGTGCCACTGAAAATTGACGTGAGGCTATTGCTGTTCTGCTTGTAGATGATCGTGGTGCTACTGGTCACTAAGCCCCATCCAGTTGCTGTTGTGCCAGGGCGAATGTTATTGGCTGTGGTTGTAGTGGCTACACCGCACTCCCAGTTGACGCCACTGCCGGCGCCATTCATTGTGGTTTCAAAGTACCACTTGCCTGATGAGACAGCGATTGTGGAATACGCAACAGCAGTGCTACCTGCTGCTGATCGTGTCCAGTCAAGGTTGCCGTTAACCAGAGTTACGCCACCGTTATTCAGTGGGTTGATCGTGCAGTAATTCCCCCTAACCTCACCCCCCACGCCCGTATCCGTCTGGCTGCCGTTGATCGGTACATCCACCAGCGAATCGTTGCCTGCACCAGCGGTGACCGACAGGTTGTTCGGCGTCCAGTTGTTGCTGTTGCCACTAGTGTCCTTCCCTAATGTGGTCGCGGTGTTGCTGCTGTTGTCCGCGAACTCCAGATGCCAGCCTTGTGAGCCGTATGAACCCGAGAACGCCTTCGGGATGAGCTGGCCGGTGGTGGCGTCGGTTTCGGTGAAGCTGCTGGGGGTCAGCGCTTGGCCGTCGATGAAGTAGATGTCGGCGAGGTAGCCGTTCAAATAAGCAGTGGAGTTATTCCTCCGTTGACCAATCACGTGAAGATTGGTCGTACTCATTATCGAATCAGTATTCTGTGCGTCATACGTTTGATCGGAAAATGCGGTTATACGGCTATTGTTTACCCACAACTTAACGCGATCTGTTGAGGTGGCATTTGTAGTGTCAACAGCGCACACAATGTGATACCAAGCTGCAGTATCTCTAAAAACTGCAGATGACGCCACATAGGTTCCTGCTCCGGGAAGACCAAAACCGCCAGTCAGAGTATTGTTTGACCCAAAAAAGATTCCTGCCCATGTATCTGTTCCTGCACCTGTTCCGGCTTCAAAGATTCCTTGCTGTGTGCCCAATACACTTCTTTTGCACCAAGCTGAAACTGTCCAGGTCTTGCGGTTTCCAGCAGATGTGGGGGTGCGGGACAAGTAGGCACTGTCACTACTATTGAAACGCAGCGAGCGTGAGATACCCCCTGCAGCAGGTGCAGCGACAGTACGAAGCAGGAGCGGGTTAGCGGAACCGGGGACCAGCATCAGCTCAGGTTGGTGATCAGGGTGGCGGTGATACGTGTGCTGCTCTGCACGGCATACACCAGGCAGTCAACAGCAGCAGCAGTAGTAGTCAACGTCGGCGCAGTGCCACCTGTGAAATCCCAATAGCTGCCATACGCCAAGGTCCTGCTGCCGGTGCCATCCTGTGTGATCCAGATCGCGCCGCTTTGCCCTGCCGTCAAGTTGCTTGGGTTGGCCAGGGTCCTGTTGCCGCCCAGCGTGACGCTGAAGTTATTCGCCAGTGCAAAGTCTGCCGTGATCGTTGCGCCATCGGTCAGCGCTGAAATTGTGCCCCTCTGTGCAGCGGTGAACGTCTGCGCTGTGGCCAGTGCCGCAAAGCTCGCCCATGACAGCACGCCGCTGCCGTTGGTGCTCAGCGCCTGTGAGCTGCTGCCGTCCGTAGCGGGCAGGGTCCAGGTAACGTTGCTGCTGACCGTGGCAGGTGCCTGCAGCGCGACCCAGTTGCTGCTGTCAGAGTCCGCAAACCGCAGGTCAGACTGAGCGTTGAGCGTGATGTCACCCGTGAAGGTTGCACCAGACAGTGCGGCCAGACCAAGGTTGGCGACGGTCACATCACCGATCGTGATCCATGCGCTGTTGGCGCCGTTGCGCAGCTTCAGCAGTGGGTTGGGGCTGGCGCCTGTGTCAATCCAAAGCTGGTACGCGTAGGTGGTGGTCGGTGCTGCAGAGCCAGAGTTCTGACTGACGACCGCTGCAAGGATCGTGTTCAGCTCAGCGCGGAAGTTGGCGCCTGACTGGTTTGCAATGTTGTAGTCAGTTGCCTGTGCCATTAGGTGATCTGCCTGCCGTGACCGACGGCCTGGTAGTCAAAGGTCTTGCTCACCATGCTACCGCCACTATTGCGGAAGGTCACTGTAAAGCCAGTTCTGCTGATACTGCCGACCGTGAAATAGTCACCCGTCGCCATGTCCTGCGCGGTGATACCCACGCTTGGCGTGCCGTAGAACGCTGTCGGAAATGTGACCGCATACGATCCGGCGCCGCTGCTCAAGTTGCGTTGCTGCTCAGTCCGCCGCTCGAAGTGCGTAATCACGCCCAGCTCCTCGATCACCACGTTCTGCGCCGCGTTAGTGGTGGTGGCCACAACCTTGAACTGGAACCCGCGCCCACGATGGGTGTTGTTCACAAACGGCTGCCAGCTTGCCCAGGTCGGGGTGCCAGACGGGTTGTCGCCGGTGGTCCTGACGAACAGTTGGCAGTTAGCTGCGCCAAGGTCATCACCGTCGATGTCATCCCATAGATCAATCAGGTCAAGGCGTTCGTCCCAGGTGTTGCCCGGTTCGTAGGCGCGTGTCTTCAGGATCTGCTGCAGGCCAAGGTCATAGGTGGCGCCAAGGTCCAGCGTTTCGTAAAACTGGTAGCTGCCCTCGCTGGCTGAGCCGCCGATGTAGTCAATCAGGCCCAGGCCGTCCCAGTTGTTATCGGTGGCCATGTCATCGACCAGCTCATCAGCCGCCAGCACCAGGCCCACCTCGGCTTCGTTGTAGTACAAGTTCGTACCGGTGCCGTTGAACGGCGGGCTGTTGTCTTCCTCTCTGTATTCCTGCACCAGCAGTAGGTCCTGAGGGGCTGGCAGGTCAACTACGACCGTGGCCACGCCTGACGACTCATTGCCGAGCGAGTCAAAAGCGCGGATGAAGTAGGTGCCCTCAAGCAGTGGCACGATCTTGCGGGTGCTGCTGCCTGCAACGGCTGGCACGATGTCGTTCGCTTTTCCCCATGTCGCCGTGACATCCGTGATAGGCGTGTGCCTGATGCGGATCTTGCCGCCGATCTTTACGTCCAGGTCAACCGCCTGCGGCCAGTACAGCTCAGCCGTGTGCTCGTCGATTGGGGCGATGAACAGGTCAGGGATCGTGGCAGGTGGTGCGGTCTTACCGATCGCGTCGAAGGTCTTGACGGCGGGTGTCGAGCGCTTGCTGTTGATCGCGCCCAGTGCTGTCACCTCGATCTCGTAGCGGCCAACGTCGCTGTTGGCAATCTCGAAGTCAACCGAGCGGGTCGTGTTCGCCACCCAGTTGCCGTTGTTGTAGCGGTAGCGCACCTCATAGCTGAGAGCACGAGCAGCAGCACGCCAGCCGATGATCAGCTTCGATAGCACCTGCCCGTTGCTTTCGTATAGCACCTCATTGACGCCTAGGTTCGTTGGCGTTTCAGGTGGTTCGTTCAGGTCTGAGACGTCGCGCTGGCTGAGAGGGATGTCCCGCTCGATGTAGTCATACTTGCTTGGGTTATGGGCAACAGCCGTGACAGCAAAGGCGTCGCCTTCTTCTTTGATCGTCAGCACCCGCCATGTTGACATCTGAACGGCGGAGTCGCCAATGGTCCACGGCGCACCAGCAACAGGCGCTGCAGTTAATACCGTGCCAGTACTGACTGAGTTGCCTACAAGCGTTGAGCCTGCAACTACAGCCAAGGTGCCACCAGGCAGCAGCACGTTCAGGGTGAAGCTAGGCGGTGGGCCACTTGGGAACAGTTGAACGTCATCGCGGTCGAGCTTGACCACCGTCGTTGTTGAACCACTTGTGCAGCGGCCGGAGCGCACCACACCAGCACGCACAGGATCACCGATCTTGATCAGGTCACCAGGCCGCACCGTGATACCAGCGGCGATGTCCGTCTTGAAACTGACGACCTCAGTCTCGTTCTGTTCGGTGTACAGCAGCCATTCGCCAACGCGTCGGGCTTGGTTCTGGCTGGTGCAGGCGAACGCCGAGATCTCCGTTTTGACGACACCGAACTTGTCAATGCCTGCCTTGTCTTCGACCACCTCATAGGCAAGGTCGCGCAGGTTCATGTCGAAATACTGCACAACAGCGACGGTGTGCCGTGTCTTTAGGCTGCTGCCGCTGTAGCTGAACCCTTCCTCGGTGACGTTGGTCTGGTTGAAGATGTAGCTGTAGTCCTGCGGCCGATCCTGCGCGATCTCAAGCGTGCCATTAGCCCAGAACGGCATGGCGCGAAACACTGAGCACAAGTCGCTGATCAGCTTGAACGCTTCTTGTTGCGTCTGAATGACGACGTTGCATGAGAAGCGCGGCTCCTGGCCTGTTTTGCCATCGGATACAACCTCAGTGCAGTATTGGCTGGCGGCAAGGAAGCTCCACTTGTCAAGCTGTGCCGCGTCGATGTGATCGCCAAACCCGTAGCGGGTGCTGGTCAGCAGATCCCACAGGATCCACGCAGGGTCTGTCGTCCACTGTGCTGCGCCAAAGTTGCCTGACCATGTGCCCGCATAGATCAGACGACCGTTGGTCTGGTTGACGGTGGCATTACTAGGGATGCGCACCTTGAGGCCACGCAGGCGGTACGAGCGCGAAGGGATGCTGTTGAACTGTTCAGCGCTGAGCTTGACCGCGAACAGTGCACTGTTGGGATAAGTGGTCTTGGCGTTGATCTTTTCGGTGTAGTCGTACCAATAAAAGTCGCTGTTCTCCGTCTGCTCACCTGATGGTTCGGCATCTGCATTGACACGCACAACGCGGATGTCAACCGGTGGTGCTGCAGTCAGGTCGATGCGATGAATGCGTTGATATAGATCAGCCGTGCGGCCTTTGATCTCACTTTCAACAACAGTTGAGAATGGTCCACCGCTGTATGACGTTTGAATCCTGTATTGAATAACAGCGCCCTCAACGTCGCCGTTGTTTTTGAAGATCTGAAGCGCAGGCGTGCCGATCGTGACGCGCACAGCGTTGACATCAGGGTCAGTGATTGACCGCGTAACAGGAGAGTTATAGGTGACCTTGGTGTTGACGACTGTGGTGCTCTGGTTGGCGTCGCCTACGTTCTGTGTATAGGTCTGATTCTGTGTGCCGGTGCGAAACTCAAAGACGCCGCCAGTTGTATCGAAGTTGTAATCAGAATCCTGAACAGCAGACGGGTCAGCGGTTGAGCGAAGAATTGGTGTGTTGTTGAGATAAACATCCTTCAACATCGCTCTGTTGTATTCCAGCGTGCCCAGCGTGTAACCACGAGCAGATGGGAATCCTTCAATCTCACCTTCACAAAGAAGGTCAATGATCCGCGCTACCTGCCGTGAATCGAGATTGTCTTTTGTAACGTTTGCACTACCGCCGCCACCACCGCCGCCGCCTTTGCCACCACCACCGCCGCCGCCAGCACCAGCGATCAAACGCTTCGTCATGACGCAACCTCTTCAGTATTGATGCCAGCCGAAACGACAATACTTCCAGTAAACACTTCGCCGTAAATGATCGGCACAGGCACGCCCTGTCGTGAAACGTTTTGAATACCAGAGAAGCTGTACGACTTGCGCGGGTCGTTGTCGCCATCCATGCCTTGTTTGATTGTCGGCGTAGGAGTCAACATTTGCGATAGTCCGCCCAGCACAAGCGCACCACCCAGCAGGCCAATCTGCGTCACCGTTGCACCAGCAAGACCCAAGCCAAGGCCAGGAATGAAGATTGCAGCAGCAATCAGCGCTATACCCGCAAGGACCTGCCCAACGCC